TGGCTACAGAAAAGGGCCGTGCTATCCGTCCGGATCTGAAATGTGGTATTTGTGGTGAACATGGTGGTGAGCCTTCTTCTGTGAAGTTCTGCCACCGGGTAGGTTTGAACTACGTTAGTTGTTCTCCGTTCAGAGTGCCGATTGCCAGACTGGCGGCGGCGCAGGCTGCAATCGAGGGATAAAGGCGGTATAGCTGATATTCAGTTAATTAGGCGGTATGCTTTTCATTTACAAAGGCTTACCGCCTATTGTGTTTTAAAAATGTACGTGCATTTTGCACAAAAAATGAGTAGAATAAACGCAAATGTTGTACAATAGTTATGCAGTTTTGACAACAGTGTTGTATAAGTGTTGTACAAATGCTTTCTCCGTATAGTCAATAAGTTACGGACGTTTTGCCCCAATCACATTGAAACACGGAACAATCGCTTTGGAACACAGTACACCCAAACAGAATGTTTAATTATAAAATGAATATAAAATGGCAACATTGAAAGCAGTAGTGAGAACGGCACGGGCTGACGGATTTTATCCGGTGTATATCCGGGTGACTCATCATCGAAGCTCTGCGTTCATTAAAACAGACAAGATGGTGACGAAGAAGGAACTCACCAAAACTAATGAGATTAAAGACCCGTATGTTCTGCAATTCTGTTCACAGAGAATATTGGAATATACAGAGAGGCTTAACAGCAAAAATATTGAGCACTGGACAGTCAAGGAAGTAGTCGAGTTTCTTGCAAGTGGAAATGATGACGTTTGTTTTTCAGATTATGCACGAAAACATATCAACCGAATGATTGATAATGGTCAACAACGTAATGCTAAGAACTATCAGCTGGCATTGCAACATTTGGAGCGTTTTTTAGGAACAACGCAGATAATGTTCTCACACCTCACATCGCACTTGATGAATAGGTGGATTAAATCGCTTGAACAGACACACCGAGCTAAGGAGATGTATCCTATCTGTATGCGACAGGTATTTAAAGCTGCTATTCTGGAGTATAACGACTATGATAATGGGATTATTCGTATAAAGACTAATCCATGGGTGAAAGTGGAGATTCCTTCGGCAGATCGTGCAGAAAAACTAGCCATTACACCCGAAGCGTGTCGGGAGTTCTTTTCATTTCCTCTGCCGGAAAGTAAAATGAAATATCCACAGACGGAGTTCGGACGTGATATAGCTATGATGGTGCTTTGTTTGGCAGGAATCAACACAGTTGATTTATATAATTTGAAAAAGCAGGATTATCGGAATGGCATCATTCACTATCAGCGCGCCAAGACAAAGAAGTTCCGTGCAGACGGTGCATATATGGAAATGCGGGTACCGGCTATTATTCAACCGCTCTTTGACAAATACCTCAATACGAGGGATGATGACGAACGGCTATTCAATTTTTATCAGCGTATGACTACATCTGACAGTTTTGGTTCTAATGTTAACAGTGGAATTAGGCAAATATGTGAGGCCATGGGAATGGCCAAAGAAGAACGGTATTCGGTCTATACATTCCGGCATACGTGGGGTACTGTGGCACAGAATGACGTGAGAGCTTCAATTGATGAGGTTGCATTTGCGATGAATCATGCTGCTGGACATAAGGTAACACGGGGTTATATAAAGATCGATTATTCACCTGCTTGGGAATTAAACGAGAAAGTGGTTGATTTCATTTTCTTCTCCGGTAAGACATCTGTTCGCGAGCAGAAGCAGGAAGATACGCATTTTAGATTATCATTCCGATATATGGTAAATGGGGCGGCTTACCACAATGGGCAGAAAGTTGCCGAGTTGACTGATGTAGGATTCAACAACGTGGACGATGTTATAGCACGACTTGTGACAATGTTGCCCCAAGATATTCCTAACCGTTCTATGGTGATGTTTAAAATCGTCAATCTTGATAAAAATCAGACGGTAGTATATCAGCGGCAGAAAGGAAAGGGCTTCTGATTTATCCGAACCTACAAGGAAATTTATTCTTTGTAGGTTTTGTTTTTATAAAGAAAAGCGACCTCCTTTCGGACATCGCTTCTAAGCAAAACTGTATTATATTACCCCTAAGGGTAAGCAACTCCTCGCGTCTAAAGTAGAGAGAAGTAGATTATTCTTCGTCGTCCTCTTCATCCCCAGCAAGTTCGACCAGCTTATCCTCAATGGTCTTTTTCGTCTCTGTTGCGACATCAAGTGTTGTTGTCTGCAATTTCGGTGCAACATAAGCTGTAAACTTTTCCATAGCTGCAACTCTATCTTTGGGGTCAAGGTCGGCTATATCCTTTACGAAAATATCAGAATTGAAGTATTCGTCGAGCATTTTTGCAATTGCTCCACGGACTGTTGAGGACACCTTGTTAGGTGTTCCAGCTACTCTCCCTCCTGTTTTTCTTCCCTGTGCCATGAACTGTAAAAAGATAAAATGATGTTGCGAATATAAGGGCTTACTTTCGCACTCGAGGTATAACTTTTAATAATTAAAACAGAAGTCTTATGGGATTAATTGGAAGTGCTATAGGGGCAGCAGGTAGTATCTTTGGTGGTATCTCTGCATCGAAAGCAATGAAGAAAATTCAAAGAAACGTTGAGGCGCAGCGACAGAAGAATCAAAATTGGTATGATCGCAGGTACAACGAGGATTATACACAACGATCCGATGCACAGCGTATTCTCACACAGACAGAAGAGAGTATCAAGAACCGCAATAAGCAGGCAGCAGGTATACAGGCTGTAATGGGCGGTACTGACGAAAGTGTGGCAGCAACGAAAGAAGCAAATAGTAAGGCTCTCGCTGATGCAACATCACAGATTGCAGCACAAGCTGATGCGCGCAAAGATAACATCGAAGCGACATATATGCAGAACGACAATGCTTTTGTTGAGCAACTTAATCAGTTAGAAAAAGGTAAGGCAGAAGCGATAGCCGGAGCCGTACAAGGAGTAACGAGTGCGGCAAGCAAAATGCCATTTTAATGTGGAGGTAACTTATGGCGACATATGATGATATATTAGGTAATGGAGGTGGCACACTTTTTCCGAAAGGTTCTAAAGAATGGCATGAACAGCAACAAAACGATTCTTCTACACCTCCACCTGTAAAGGGTACACAGGAATGGGCGGAACAAAAAGCGGCCACGGCTCCTGTTGTTACCGCACCTAAGCCTGACACAGCTACCACACCACCACCTCCGACCAAACAAGAAGGCTCGGACGGTGGTGTCCTTTCATACGCCGAACTGTTCAAGAAGCTTAATCCTTATACTCCACCGACCGACGAAGAACTTGCAAAAGAGAAGAAAAAGCAGAAGCGTGACCAAATATTTGCTGCAATTGGTGATGGCATATCTGCTCTCTCCAATCTGTATTTTACAACACAGGGTGCACCGAATATGTACAGTGGAAAAAACACAGCTTCGGAAAGGCTACAGGTTAGGTATGACCGATTAATGAAAGAACGTAATGAGAATTCCCGGGCTTATTTGAACGGCTTATTTGGTGCTATGCAGGCTGATGATGCCAAAGCGAGAGATGATCGTAACTGGAGACATCAGTTGGCACGCGAGAAAAGAGCCGATGGTATTGCGGATGCAAAGGAAAAACGAGATAAACAGATGTTTGACCTCAATGTTAAGCTCCAGAACAATAAAATATCAGCAGCTGAAGCTGATGCAGAACGTAAAAGAGTGGAGGCCGAATATGCTGATGATCTTGCAAAGGCTAAGGTTGATACAGAGAAGGCTAAGGCAGTTGCTTCAAAAGCTTCTGCTTCCGCATCCAATGCTAGAGCTGGGTATTATAACCGTGGTGGTAGTGGCGGCAATAAGAAGAGGATGACACTTACTATTGATGGTAAAACCACTTACTATGATACGGAGGAAGATTACGAAAGGGCGGTGCAGCGCGAGGCCAAACGGTTAGGTATTAAAACCCACCAATATGTACGAACTACTGAAACACAAGGGCGGAAACCGAAAAATAAAGATGTTTCTACTCCAAAACCTATCAGTCAACTTGCTGGGGAGGTCGAGATTGCATCGAATAAGAAGAAAAGTCCAACAGCCGGAGATAACAGCAGTAATAAAAAGAAAAGTCCAACATCATAAATGAAACATTATGCCTGAAAATGAGGATAAAATAAAGAAACTATACGATACGTTTGTTTCTGACGGTTACGATATGGAGAGTGAAGAAGATTTCCGCAAGAACTTATCGGATTCTACTAAACGAAAGGCAGCTTATGATGCTCTTGTGAAAGATGGTTATGAAATGGAGCCATTTGAAGAGTTTGAGAATAATATAGGCTTCGGACAGATTCAAACACCTGCACCGGAGCCTGCTGTACAAACAGAACAGGCGTGGCAACCTACTGAACACGAAAAAGCAGAGATGATCGCCAGTACAAACCGTATGATGCAGAATGTGGAAACACAGATACAAGATGCAAATGAACGTGTAGATAATATACAAGAATACGGGTTGAATCCCGGATTGCAAACTAAAGAGGGTAAAATGCAGTTTAATCCTGAAAATGGTAAACTGGAAAAAACATATATTACTCCACTTGGTAGCAAGACTACTAGTAAACCTCTTGCTGACATCGAGAGTTTCCGGTACCGACAAGCTGCTGATATGTCAATCGGCGGACAGTTACGCAAGGCTAATCTCCGTTTGCAGGAGTTAAAAGCCAAGCAAGCGGAAAGAGTCTCCGAAGTGCATAAGGAATGGGCAGAAGAAACGGAAAAGAACAAAGCACCGCTCGCTGCCATATTGGGAGCAGCCACTTACACACCGCGTCAACAATCAGACAAGGAAAACAGTGCATTGAGAGTAGCTATTCGAGAAACAGAGGAACTCATTAAGAACCTCGAAGAACAGAAAGATAGAGAACAAGGCGTTGATGTAGGCTTCTGGCGTGGTTTTGGTCGTGTTACTGGAGATATCAGAACATGGGATTTTGGTATGGGTGACGTGATGGACGCAATGACGTTGGTGAATGCTGATAGTTTGAAGAGTGATACGGCAACTGATGGTGAGCGTGAAGCTCGTGATGCAATGATGGGTGCAATCCATGAGAAACAACAGGCAGAGGAAAGATACGGTGGAAATGCCGACTTTTGGAATAGGGCTGGTGTTATGACTGGATATATGCCTTCATTTATGTTGGATTTCATTCTGACAGGTGGAGGTTTTGAGGGTCTGTCTGCTTTCTCGAAAGGAAGTGCCAAACTTGCCACAAAGGTTATAGGCAAAGAAACGGCTGAAAAATTGGCTCAACAGGGCTTCAAGTCCTACATCAAAGAGAATGGTATCAGAGGTTTTGGGCAATATGCAACTGATTGGACTATCAAAGCACTTGGGACAACCGCAGATGATCTACTTGTACGTGCCCCGTTAATGACAAATACGATACAGGCTGGGAAAACCGCATCTGATATCATTGATCGAAAACTGGGCGATGTAGTTGTTGATGAAAACGGTAACTATGATTTCTCCAACGATAAGACTTGGGGAAGTGCCATTTGGCAGGGAGAAGCTAACAGCATCATTGAAAACTACTCCGAAATGTTTGGGGCACACCTTGACCCTGTTGTCTCTTTGGGCAATATGAGTAAGTTGGCTAATATCATTGGGGCGAAACGATTGAGCGGCGTACTTGCAAAAGCCGATACCGAAGCACTGAACGGTATAATGGGACAAACACATCAAATGTTTAATAAAATGGGTGTGAGTGATTATATCGGTGAGGTTTCAGAAGAATACTACGGTCAACTATGGCGCACTATGCTCAATCTTGATGATGCTTACCAACAAAATCCAGACGGAACACGTACCAACTTGTTTGCTACCGGTCAATTTCATGGTGATATATGGGGTGGTATGGCACTTTCTATGGGGCTGATAGGCGCAGGAAAGCAAACTTTATCTGCCGCGAACTACGCCTCCATGAAGCACGGCATAAACAAAGCTGATACAAAAGTGAATGAATTGCTTGGCAAGGAAGTATGGGAACCGTTAAAAGCGACACTTGATCTTACCACCAATGAGAATTACGGAGAGGTTGCAGAACTCATTGTCAATGATAAAGACTTTACGGCTGATGAGAAAGCAGCCGTACTGAACTATATGGAACGTTCATTGAACTTACGTGGATTCAACCTTGCTTCTATGGCTCAATCTCGTGGTGTTCAAAGTGAAAGCGAACAACAAGCAAACAACAGCTATCTTGACGGATACAACGTCACTTCCTCGCAGGAAATGAACGATGCGAAGAACCTGTACGAATACCATCGAACACAAGTGGCAGACCTTGCAGATGAGAATATGTTTGCGATGATTGAAGAGAATCCGATTGCCGCACTGGAGTTTGTGAACGGGAATGAGCAATGGAGTGATGAGGATAAGTCTTCTGTTATCGACTATATCAATGCCAAGCAGGTTTACAATGGCATGATTCAACGTGTACGTGATGATATAGACGGACGGGTGGAACAGAGCAATTCGATGATAGATGCCCGTGTAAACCGAAATACTGGTATGATACAAGGGGCAATCATGAAACAGGATGAACGCAAGGTGTATGTTCTTAGTGGGACTCTTGTACCATATGTAGACGGTAGCGGTGTAAGTGTGACTGATTCTGACAATAGCATCATTGTCCGTGATGCGGACACAGGTGTGCTTGAACAAGTATCTCCCGATGCTATATTGTCTATTGATGATGTACAAGACCCATACGAGCAGAAGGAATTGGCCGCACAATCTATCAGAGAACAATTTGCACGTGAGGCAGCGGATAAGATTGATGGCGTTGTCGCATTCAATTTGGGAGACAACTATACTATTGGTGGTGAGGATGGTTCACAGGTGCAAGTGCAAGTGGTGGCAAATGAGCAAGGCATTGTGGATAATGGTGACGGTACTGTAAATGTGTCTGATGGTATGAATGTTTTTCCTATCGCAAAGGAAATCATTCAACAACAGATAGAGGCAGCAAATATCGCACGAATTGCAGAGTTTGAGCAACAGAGAGCGGTGGAGAATGCCGGGATAGAACAGGCGTTACAGGAGGCTGATAGACCACAATACACCCTCAATGACATTATTTCCCTTATCGATGAGAACGGCGTTATCGTTCGTGGCAATATCACAGCAGAGGCAGATGCGGACGGTAGATATGAAGTATTTACCGAAGCTCCTATCAACGGTAAGCGTGTAAATTTGTTCACTCGTGACGAACTTGACAATATGCTGTTGGAGTATAATGGAGTGGCATTTGAGCATGAGAACACAGAAAATGTCGAAAATTATGCGCAAAATTCGGCTGAAACTATGCATGAAGGTAACAATGCCTCTCAAAATATTCCTGCAATACAGAGAATACCCAAAGATGAACAGGGTAATCCTCTTTATGATCAGACCGACAGCGACACTGCTTGGGATGCCATTGTAGAACAAACCGAGGGCGATGAGGCTATGGCACAGACCGTAGCCGATGGAATGGTAGCCGACAAGGAAGATGCCTTGAAGAAGTTAGAGAAAGCCAAATCGAAAGGTGGTGTTTCCATTGCCGAGAAGATAGCATCCGAGAAAGAGCGCAAAGCGGCGATTGATGCTGCCAAACAGGAACTATTCGTTTGGCAGAAGATTGCTGGTACTGCTAATCGCAGAAAAATGGAAGCAGATGCGGAACGCAGACGCATTGCTGATGAAGCTGCTACATTGCGCAAGGCGGAAGAAGAAAAATTGCGTGCGGAACGTGAAGAGGCCGAACGTATAGAACGTGAAGCTCTTAATGGAGTCCCTGATATGGTGGATGATGTTCCAAAAGATGCCCGTGCAAGAGGTTATAGACGTGTGAACGGGCATAAGGTTGACCGGCAAGAACCATTACAGGCCGCACAAGGCAAAGAGGTGGATGTGAAATTCAGTAATGACGTAGTGACTTCCGGCAATGTAGCTGTGATTGATGCGTCATTGTTGCAGCCGAGTCATATACAAGGCGTGCGCAATCCTCTGCATTTTATTGATGAAGCGCAACCAAAAGAACGAAATGATGAGGCGAGTGTCTTGTCTGCACGTAAAATCGCTGAAAACATTCGTCCGGAAGAGATTACATCGAGTGTTACCGCTTACACTGGCGCACCGACCGTTAACGAACGTGGCGAAGTAATACAAGGAAACAGCCGAAGTGACGCTCTCCGGTTGATGTGGAACAGTCACCCGAAACAGGCGGAAGCATATAAGAAGTATTTGAAAGACCATGCGGAAGATTTCGGATTAAGTGCCGAAGACATTGAAGCCGTGCAAAGCCCGGTACTTGTCAATATGTTGAGCGTAGATGATACTGCCGCAATATCTCTTGGGCAGTATGTAGCGCAGGACACCGAAAGCGGAGGCGTGGAACGTATCAAACCTAAAAATGTTTTGCAACGTATGGGAAGCGAAGTACGTTCATTTGCCAACCTGTTGCTTAGGACTTCGGAGGATGAATTGTCATTTTCTGGACTTGTGGATGTGAATGGTACCAATGTCTTGAAATGGATGAATACAAAGGGCTTCATCAGTCCTACCCAATATAAAAGCGCATTTGACAGTAAGGGTAATCTGACACCTGAAGCTAAGAATGATCTGCGAGGTATTATGTACCAGAGTATTTTTAAGGATGGCAGTACCCGTTTGGAAGAAATGTTCAATATGTTGCCTGTAAAAGCACAAAGGGCTATCCTTGCCACTACTTTCCGTGACTATGACAGTCCAAATACTGAACGCATGGTTGGTGAGATACAAAACTCTATCCGTGCTTACTATGCTTTATCTCAAGATACAATGTTTGCAGAATCCAAGAATTTCAAGGAAGCACGTATTGCCATAGAAAACTGGAAACGTCAGTATCAGATGGACGATGCCACGGGAGAAAGCTATCTCCCTGCCGATAATTTCAGTAACTTTGTCTTGCATTTGGCCGCAATGTACAAAGGGGAGAGCCAAAGCCTCATTCAAAATACATTCAGTAGAATTTATGACCTTGTACAAGGTACACAAGAAGAAACCCTGTTTGAGCAGCCGGACAATACCCCTCGGACGCTTGTACAGGCTATTAAAGAAGCATTAAATTTAGATTACAATGGACAACAGCGAAGCAATGTATTGGTTGGCGATACTACAACAAGCCAACGAGGGCAGCAAGGAAGCAATGAAACTCTTGTGCCAGGAGAACGAAGTGAAAGCGGAATTGGAACAGCCAACGATACAGGAGGAATTGAAAGTGTTGGCGGACAAAGTGAAGTAGAACCCACTCTGTCACAAGAGAAAATCACATCTTCTGATGACACAGACAATCAACTTGGTGCAAAAATTGCAAGACGTATTGAAGTTCAAGAAGATGATTGGGTTGAAAACGGAAAGTATGGCGATACTTATAAACAAACTATCATTGTTGATGGTACTCATAAGGTCATAAAAGCTGATTCACCTGATACGAAAGGTGATTATACCGGTAGTTCTTATGAGTATGACGGTCATACATTTGGAGATTTATTGGATGTTGTTAATTACATTGATGCATCTTCGTCTTTAGCCAATGCTGTTGCAGTGGCAGAGAAAGAAACCGATACTACTCCTACGGAGAAGCAGAAAGAAGCCGGCAATTACAAGAAAGGTCATGTGCAGGTAGGCACATTCAATATTACCATTGAAAACCCGAAAGGTTCTGTCCGTAGTGGAATAGATGCGGAGGGTAACAAATGGGAAACGACTATGCAGAACACCTATGGCTATATTCGTGGTACGGAAGGTGTGGACGGAGATCATATAGATGTGTTCCTCTCGGATGATATTGACGAATGGAATGGTCGTAAGGTATTTGTTGTTGACCAGTACAATGAGGACGGTAGCTTTGACGAACATAAGGTGATGCTTGGTTTCAATGAGGCTGACGATGCCGAGGCGGCTTACTTTGCGAACTATGATAAGGATTGGGCGAAGAAGCATAAGGCGGTGGTTACTGCCGTGAATCTGGAAGACTTTGAAAAATGGATTGAGAGCAGCCACCGCAAGACCAAAGCATTTGCAGAATATGCTTCGGTGAAGAAAGAGACCGTCGCAGTTGCTACTACTCCAGTAAAGGTTGAGCAATCTGCAAACACACAAGCAGCCGAAAACGAAGCTTACACCATCGAGCCTGCCCAGTACACTACCAAGCGAGGTAAGGTGCTAGATATGCAGCTTGTTAAGTTCCAATCTGAATTGCGTAAAGAAGTTCAAAAGCATGTAAGTATGTTCGCCAAAGAGATGAAAGGTTGGTGGGACAGAGAAAAGCAAGGTTTCATGATGCGTAGCAAAGAAGATGCTGAACGGTTGGCAGACTATGCAACTGATGCGCAGTCACAACCACCTGTTTCAATGTCGGATATACAGGCTGTAAATGATGGTGATGTGCTGTTTACTGAACCCAAAGCACCAGCAAAGGATGAAAAACAGGATTACACCCCTGTATGGCAATACTCTGTTTCTGTTGATAAGGAAACCGGATATACAACTTTGACTCGTGATGATGTGAGTGGCCCCATACCTATTGGTGATGCACGTTTTCATCAGACAGCCAACAGCCCAGAGGAAATGTTGGGTATTCTTCGTAATCCGCAGAATGGTATGCAAGAAGTTTTGGATGCAGTTGGTATTTCTCTCGAAAACAAAATTAAAACCCGAGAACTTGATCGCAAAGCAAAGGGTGAGATTCATGACAGAAGGACAGATTTCGTTGTTGATAAGGAAATGGATAACAGATATTCTGTTCGCACTTTGATGAAGATGATTGATGCGGAAAAGCAGGCTGTGATGGATTTAGGAGAGAAGCGTGGTGGAGATGTTTATCATGAAGGAAACATTATTTTCCTGACCCAAGATAGTGCAGACAAGTTTGCTAATGAAGTTCGAACTCTTATCAACGATATGCGGAGTAAGCAGCAACAAGACAATTCACTGAAAAAGACTGAAGCGAGTGGTAACCGTCTTGTTACTGATGAGCGTTATGCGGAACTTCGTGAGCGTATGCGTAAGAAGTTACTCGGTCAAATGAATATTGGTATAGACCCAGAGATTCTTGCCATTGGAACAGAGATGGCTGTTTACCATTTGGAGAAAGGCTCACGGAAGTTTGCAGAATATGCAACGGCTATGATTGCAGACTTGGGTGATTCCATACGTCCATACCTTAAAGCGTTTTACAATGGGGCGAGAGATTTACCCGAGGTGTCAGAAAATGGATTTAATACCGATATGACCTCTTACGATGAGGTGCAGAAGTTTGACGTGGCCAACTTTGACAAGTCCGGCATTGATGCACTCGCCACCGCTGAAACCGTAACGAAAGAGGCGGAAGTGGCGGGGGAGGTTGAAGTTGCACAGGAACGTATAAAGAAAACTCGTTCAACGCGCAAGAAGAGTGAGAAAAAAACAGTAAATTTACAGCAGTCAAACGAGCTTGGTTTGTTTGACGGTTTGTTTGATAATAACGAAACCAACAACGAAGATGGACGAATACACCAAGAAAGTACTAAGATTACAGGGACACAGCGAGAAGTCAATAACGAAAATGGAGCTGGAGGAACGGATAGACGCAGCATGCTACCGCCACAAAGCGGAAACGCTAGAAGCACCGTACACATGGAGCGAGGAAGAGTGGACGGAAATTTACAAAGAGGCAGGGATGACGGACGAGGAAATCGTAGAGTACAGGAAGGAACAGACGAAATACAACGGGGGCGAGGAACACGACTTTCCGATGATGCCATAGATGAACCGAAAAATACTCGCAATAATCATTCAGACCGGGGGACGAACTATGCTCCAACTTCGGTAGATGCACGCATAGAGGCCAATATTAAAGCTATAGAGTTGGCACAGCAACTTATTGAGAGTGGAGAGCTTGCTACTCCTAAACAAATGGCAGTACTTCGCAAGTTTAGCGGTTGGGGTGGTTTAGGTAAAGTTTTTAGTGGTAATACATATTCGACACGTCTACAGCAGTTGATGGGCACAGAAGCCTATCAAGAAGCTGTAATGAGTGCTAATAGTGCGTATTATACCCCTGCTTATGTTGTAGATACTCTTTGGGATATTGTTACACAAATGGGTTTCAAGGGTGGTTACATTCTTGAAGGTTCTGCAGGTATCGGAAACATTTTGGGGCAGATGCCTACAAATATCAGCGAGCACAGCGACATCCATGCTATTGAGATTGACGGGACTTCGGGTGGCATTCTCTCACTTCTTTATCCTGATGCCAAAGTAGAGATACAGGGTTTTGAGCAGACACGTATTCCTAATGGAAGTGTGGACTTGGCTATTACTAATGTTCCGTTCGTTACCGGACTCCGTGTGAATGACACCACGGGCGACAAAGATCTGTCGAAGAAATTCCACAACATACACGATTTCTGTATAGCAAAGAATGTGCGCAAACTGCGTGAGGGCGGTTTGGGTATCTTCATCACATCCAATGGTACGCTTGACAACAGTAAGAAACTCCGTGACTGGATTGTGAGCGAGGGAGGCGCAGACTTCGTGGGTGCTTTCCGTATGCACAACAAGACTTTCGGCGGCACCGGAGTAACCTCTGACATCGTTGTTATCCGCAAGCGTGTGAACGGGCAGAAGTCTGTCCATGCCATTGATGTAAGTGATGTGAGCGGAGAGCGCATGGCAGAGTACGATACCGGGGAAACACGCAAGGTTAAAGGCAAGGAGATACCAGTCATTAAGCAGCTTTCAATGGACTACAACCGCTATTTCATTGAACACCCCGAAAACATGGCAGGTGAAATGCACTTTGCATTTGAGAAAGGCGATACTTTCCGCCCGACTAGCAAAGGCTTATATCCTAAACAGAATAAGAAACAGGAAGAAATGTTGGCTGAATTTGTCCGCTCATTCCGAGCAGAGGAATTTGGTGAGCGCAATATCGAGCTTGCCACCGATGTAATGCTCGGCAAAAAGATTGGCGAAGTGTTTGTCAAAGACGGAAAACTATACATCAACTCAACTGCAAGCGCACAACCTCTCGAAGTGAATGCCAACAAGGTAAAGGGGCATACGAAAGTGGAATGCTTTGAGGCATACACCGCTATTAAGGAAGCTCTTGCGGAAGTCCTTTCCTATCAGACTGAGAATGAAAGCGATGAGGGACTTAAACCGTTGCTTGACAAACTCAACAAGGCATACGATGATTTTGTCGGCACATACGGACACTTCAACAAGAACACTGCCATTGCGTTTCTCCGAAATGATGTGGACTATGCTAATGTATACGCTCTTGAAAAGTTTGAAGAAACGGCAGATGAAAAAGGAAACCGGATACAGAATTTTGACAAGACCGATGTATTCAGCAAACGTGTTGTTGAAAAAGAGAAAGAACCCACTCCTGCCAATGTCAAGGACGGTATCATTGCAAGTATCTTTAAATTCGGTCGTGTAGATATACCGTATATCGCCGAACAACTTGGCACAGGTATCGAGGATGTGAAGAAAGAAATCATCGAGAGCGGTTACGGTTTCGAGAACCCTGTAACCCGACAGATGGAAGCATCGTATCACTACTTGAGCGGAAATATTCGTGAAAAACTGCGTCAAGCAGAGGTAAATAACGAGAATGGGGAATTTGACCGCAACATCAAGGCATTGCAGGAGGTCATGCCTATGGAAATCCCCGCACATTTGATTGACTTTACCCTCGGAAGTTCTTGGATTGACCCAAAACTGTATGAGGATTTTGTAAAGGAACGCACGGAGGTTGACGTACGGTTTACAGCTGTGGGTGGTACTTGGTTTATGAAAGAACCATACTTCACCGATTATGAGAAGAACCGTGCAATGGGGGTAACCAGCGAAATGCTTAACCGTACCATTATGGGGCATACTCTCATTGAAGCTGCCATTCAGAACAGAAGCATCACCGTTTCCACCACCAAGAAACACTATGACGGCACTATCGAAACCATTACCGATAAGGAAGCGACACAGGCGTGTGCCGCCAAAATTGATGAAATCCGTCAAGATTTCAAGGATTGGGCAAGGCAGAAGATGCAGAGCGATCCGGAAATGTCGGCATTGATTGAGCGTATCTATAATGACACGTTCAATAACTTTGTGCCTATGAGCATACCAGATGAGTTTGTACCGGAGTATTTCGGAGGTGCTTCGCACAAGTTTAAGATGCGTCCGCATCAAGGCAGAGCCATTGTAAGAGGCACACAACAGCCTTTGTTGCTTGCCCATGAGGTTGGAACAGGGAAAACCTTTACTCTAATTTCCACCGCCATGGAAATGCGCCGTTTGGGGACTGCACGCAAACCCATGATTGTGGTGCAGAATGCTACCGTTGGACAATTCGTTGCAAGTGCAAAAGAACTGTACCCCAACGCCAAGATACTGACACTTGAAGAAGCAGACCGCAGTGCAGAGGGCAGAAAGAACTTTTATGCCAAGATACGCTACAACGATTGGGATATGATTGTTGTTCCGCAGTCTACCTTTGAATTTATCCCCGACAGCGAGGAAAGGGAAATGACTTTCGTGCAGGACAAGATTGAGGAGAAGATGCTCATTCTTGAAAAGATGAAAGAAGAAGACCCGGACGGAAAAAATATGATTACCCGACAGGCTGAACGGGAAATTGAATTATTGGAGGAGCAGCTTGCCGGACTTGCAGACAATGCTTCAAAGAAACGTACCGCCAATGATGAAAAGAAACGTGCTGTAGCTTTGCAGAACGCAGAGGTTAAAGCTATGGAAATGCTTGACCGCCGAACTGACGATGTGGAGAACTTTGACGATATGGGCATTGATGCTTTACTTGTAGATGAAGCGCACGAGTATAAGCACCTCGGATTTGCCACTGCCATGCAGCGTGGAGTTAAAGGTGTGGATCCGTCATACAGCAAGAAGTCGCAAGGCGTGTTCCTGAAGACACAGGCTATCTTGGAAAAAAACAACGGACGGAACGTAATCTTCGCAACTGGTACACCCATCAGCAACACCGCCGCAGAGATTTGGACGTTCATGCGCTATCTCATGCCCGCTGATACGATGAAAGAGTACGGTATCTATTACTTTGATGACTTTGTGCGCAACTTCGGTAACATTCAGCAGATGCTGGAGTTCACCACAAGTGGAAAGTTCAAAGAGAACAACCGCTTTGCTGGGTATGTCAATCTGCCTGAACTGGTGCGTATATGGTCAGGAGTGTCCGATACCGTCCTAACCAAAGAAGCCGGTGGCGTAAAGGACAAAATACCCGAAATGGAGGGAGGAAAGGCACAAGACCTTTATCTGCCACAGACACGTGCATTGCGTAGCATCATGAAGTTCGTAAAGAACGAACTTGAACATTATGAACAGATGAACGGAAAGGAGAAGAAAGAGAACAGCCACATCCCGCTCACGATGTACGGTATTGCCAAAGCCGCTGCCGTGGATGCCCGATTGGTACAGTCTGATGCCGAAGATGATGTAAACAGTAAGACTCATGAAGCCGTTCGACAGACATTGCGCTCGCTGAAAGAAACAGCCGATTACAAAGGTACGGTTGCCATTTTTGCCGATAATTACCAAAACAAACAGAGTGGCTTCAACCTTTATGATGACATCAGGGATAAGCTGATTACAGAGGGGATTCCTGCAGATGAGATTGTGATAATGAGGTCGGGAATGACTGTCAAGAAAAAACTTGAAATCTTTGAAAAGGTAAACCATGGCGAGGTGCGTGTGATTCTCGGTTCGACCTTTACACTCGGTACAGGCGTGAACATCCAGGAACGCTTGCACACGCTGATACATTTGGATGCGCCTAACCGTCCAATGGACTATACCCAACGTAACGGACGTATTTTGCGACAAGGAAATCTGCACAAGGATATGAATAAACCTGTACGTATCTTGCGTTTCGGTGTAGAGGATAGTCTGGACGTTACCGCTTACCAACGTCTGAAAACAAAGGGGGCCATTGCCGATAGTATTATGAATGGCAAGCAGATGATGTCGAACAGTATGACCAACCGTGTGCTTGAGGAGGAAGAAGATGTGTTTGGAGATACTATAGCACAACTCTCCGGTAGTGAGTATGCCATGCTGAAAAACAATGCGGAAAAGAATGTACGCAAGTATGCAAGCCGTAAAAAGCAATGGGAAACAGACCAAGCCTACATCCATAATGCCAAGCCAAGGTTAAAAGCCTTTATCAAAGATGCTGAAAAGCGCATTGAGGATAACAGCCGATCTTTGGAGGCTGTACGTGCATCATTCCCCGATGAACAATTCAAAGAGATTGTAATCGGCAAACATCGCTTTACCTCTGTTGATACAATGGATGATTTCTTCAAGGAACACAACAAGACTGTTCTTACTGAAATGAAGCAGATGAAAGACGGTGATATTGCAGGGGAACAAAAGCGAGAACTGACTATACAGATAGGCAATTTCCCATTCATTGTAACAACTAAATTGACAAGACAGACCATGCGTGATGGTACAACTTTGTTCAATGACGTTGAAAGAAAAATGACTTATTCATGTACAGAACTTGGTATCGAGGATGTTCCTGTACGTCAAAATCTGCTCCGTAATGCCATTGAGGATATTACCGGTAATGTGATTACAGGAAAAAACTTTACCGAAAGATTGGAAGCCGCTGAGCGAAGCAAGAAACACAATGAGGCCGAATTGAAAGAACTCCTGTCAAGAGAGGGAAAACCTTTTGAGTATGAAGAAGAATTGGCACAAGCGAAATCGCAGTTGGAAGAATATTCCGAGCTGATGAAGAAGGAGATGGCAGAGAAAGAAGCCAAGTATGCAGAAATGGATGAGACAGTAGAGGTTGCTTCTGATATTTTCACTTCTGAAGATGAAGATGAACTATTGCGTGACAGCGATACGCTTTATCGCATCCGTCAAAGTGCTGCACCGAAGAAAACAGGCATAGGGTATAAGGTATTCGTCTTGAAAAACGGAGAACTCTATCCTCCTATGGTTGCTAATCCTGACGGGGCTGCAACGCCCGTGGGTGTATGGCTCGATGCTGATGCTGCTCCTATTGCTGGACAGAGCAAGACGGGACGCAATCAAGTAAAAGCAGGTGGTAAAGGTACGCAGGGCGGAAGTGGAAAACTTGCTTATCGTCCAGGGTGGCATTTGGGCGAGATTCCATACGCATTACAATTCAATCGTATTGATGAGAACGGTAATAAGGAGTTGTTCCCTGCTAATTTTGTATGGGCAGAAGTTGAATATGCTAATGATGTGGACTATCAGGAAGAAGCAATGAGTTATGGTATCAATCCAAGCGGCAAGTTCCAACATTCATTGGCAGGATTGCCACGTGTTCCCGAAAACGGTGCATACCGCTACCGTACCAATCCTAACCCCGAAACTGATCCGTGGATTATAACAGGTGCTATGCGCGTGAAGCGACTGTTAACACCGTCGGAGGTTGATGTAATGGTAGAGAAAGCAGGACGAGAACCACAGCGCAGACAAGAAGGTGCGGTAACTGATATTCAAATCAATGCCCTTAATGCAGAGATTGAACGTACCAACAACATTAGCCCCAAAGTACTTCGTAAGCAAATGACAGAACGTGTGAAAGAACTGGTGGCATTACTGCATCTTGACAATGTAGAGGTGGTCACGAATGTGAGCGGATTAAAAGGCAAGACTAAAAGTGCACGTGGCTTTTACACTAAGAGTACGGGAAAAATCAGCGTTGTGATACCAAACAATACAAACCTTGCTGACGTTGAACAAACTTTGTTGCATGAAGCAGTAGCTCACTATGGACTACGCAAGATGTTCGGTACTCACTTTGATACTTTCCTCGACAATATATTCAACAATGCTGATGAAAACGTACGCCGAAAGATTGTAGAACTTGCAACAAAGAATGGTTGGGATTTCCGCAAGGCTACCGAAGAATACCTTGCCGGACTTGCCGAACACATTAATTTCGAGGAAGCACGTAAAAACGGTTGGTGGCAGAGGATAAAACAATTCTTCTTTGAAATGCTCGACAAATTGGGCTTTTCCGATTTTAGAGGGGTTACTCTGACGGACAATGAACTCCGTTATATTCTTTGGCGTAGTTATGAAAATCTGAAAGAAGGTAAGCACAGCAACCTGTTCGGAGAAGCTACCGACATTGCTATGCAGCACAAATTGAGGGTTGGCGAATTTGCCGACACCTCAACCGATGATGTACTGAACCGAGACGGTGATCCCGAAATACACGAGCGTACTTTGGCACGAGCAAAATATGAACAACGTGTGAAGAGTGGAATGTATCAGTTGCAGGAAGCGTTGCAGGATAGTATGCTTGGTTTGAAAGAAGCAATGACCGCCATTCTTGGTAAGAATACCCGAATGGAAGATGTTGACGGATTTGAAAATGCCTACTTGGGTGAGAACCGCTTATCAAGTGTGAACAAAGCCGAAGCCGATGCCTTTGCGCACCTATTGTTCAAGCCAATGCTTGAAGAGGTAGCCAAACTTGCGCACAGTACAGCAGAGCGCGAGGAACTGACCGATTATATGATGGCTAAACATGGTCTTGAACGTAATAGAGTAATGGCAGAGCGTGATGCACAAAAGGACTTTGCAGAATATCAGAAGCAGCATCCGAAGAGTACAAAGACCTTGCAGGATTTTATTGACGAGTACCGCAAACGTGATTATGCAGGTCTTACCGCCCTTGCAGGTATGGAAGAGATCGCAGATGCCGAAGTCGAAGCGCAGGCTATGGTAGATGAGTACGAAAACGCACACGATACCACCGTATTGTGGAGTAAGGTGAATGCCGTCGGAATGGCAATCCTTTCCAAGTCCTACGAATGCGGAATGATGAGCAAGGAAACCTACGACAGTGTGAGAGATATGTATGAGTTTTATATTCCATTGCGTGGATTTGATGAAAAAACGAGTGCTGAAGCCTACGCTTACCTTACGCATAAGCAGAGTATATTCAATGCACCTATCAAGAAAGCGGAGGGAAGACGCTCTAAAGCGGACGATCCATTTGCCAACCTACAATCCATGGCCGAGAGTGCCATTATGCAGGGAAACCGCAACAAACTCGTGAAGCAGAAGTTCTTGAACTTTGCCCTCAACCATCCGAGCGACCTTGTTAGTGTGAGTGATTTATGGTTGCAGTATGATGCGGTTGCTGATGAATGGAAGCCGATATTCCCCGACAATATTGACATCAACGATAACCCCGAAGAGGTAGAGCGAAAGATGAACGAGTTTGAGGATAAGATGAAGCAGCTTGCTGAATCTGCCCCCGATAACTATAAACGCGGCAAAGATGCAGCAAACATCCCTTATCGTGTTGTTGAGAGCCGAGATTTGCGACAGCATCAAGTGGTAGTGAAGCGAAACGGCAGGGATTATGTGATTACCATCAACGGTAATCCGAGAGCTGCACAGGCATTGAACGGACAGACGAACCCGGATAATGACACAGCGGGTGCTATTGGAGCAATTCTTCGTGCCGGAGAGAAGATAAACCGTCAATTGAGTGCGTTTTATACTACACGTAATCCGGACTTTGTTGTGTCGAATTTCATGAGAGATATGCTTTATACTAATTCTATGGTATGGATAAAGGAGAGTCCTAATTATGCTCTACGTTTTCATCGAAACTATACCAAGGTTAATCCTGTCATGATGAAAAGATTGTTGGCTAAACATCGTAAAGGAACGCTTGATATGAACGATAAGACCGAAGTAATGTTTCATCAATTTATGATGAATGGCGGTGAAACAGGATATGCTAATATTCGCGACATCGAGCAGCATAAGAATGATATTCGTAAAGAATTGAAGAAGGCTAATGGTAAGTTGCCTATAAAAAAAGCATTATCTTTTTTGGGCGAACGTTTTGATGAATTGAATAGAGCTGTAGAGAATAGTGCACGTTTTGCGGTATTTATGACTTCACGTGAAATGGGACGTAGTATAGACAGAGCAATTTATGATGCAAAGGAGATAAGTGTGAATTTTAATAAGAAAGGTAGCGGAGCTAAATTCTACGACACTGCTGGACAGACAAAAATGGGTAATGCTTCCGCACTAATATCCGGTCTTGGCAGAAGTGGCTATGTTTTCTGGAATGCGGCTATACAAGGTACAACCAATTTTGGGAAACAAGCCAAGCACCATCCGGCTAAAGCATTCACTGGAGCTGCTGTTATGTTCTTGCTTGGGGCCCTTATCGCCTATTTGGGCGGGGATGACGATGATGACGACAACAAAAATGCATATTATAATTTGCCCGAATATGTACGTCGTAGTAATATTTTGTTTAGTATTGGCGATCATTGGATTTCTATCCCTTTGCCCGTCGAATATCGTGCTTTTTATGGAATGGGTGAGTTGATGACTTCCACTTTTAATGGAAAAGAACATTTAGCAGGTGAGGAAATAGCTGAAGCTATTGCTGGGCAAGTGACTCAAATTCTGCCTATTGATTTTTTGGAAGGAGGTGGAGGATTGAATGCCTTTGTTCCTAGTGCTGCAAAACCATTGTGGGAAGCGTTTGTCGTGGAAAAGAGTTGGACAGGAATGCCACTTTATAAAGATACGCCTTACAATAAGGATATGCCCGAATGGACGAAAGCATATAAAAGTGCTAACAAGCATATTGTAGGCTTGGCAAATGCCATTAATGAGGCTACAGGGGGTGATCCATACACCAAAGGAACTATTGACTTTAATCCAGCTAAGCTCGAATATATTTTGAATGGTTATTTGGGTGGTGTATTTGGAACAGTTGATAAATTATCCAAAACAGCCGAGACTATTGTAGGAGTAAGAGATTATGATCCACGTGGCGTACTTATCTTAAATAGGCTCGTTAAAGCTGGTGATGAACGTACTGAATATAGAGCTGTTAACAACGAGTATTTCCGTTTGAAAGAGGAACATGACCAATTGAAAACGAGATTGAAACACTATGAGGAAGATACGGATAACGGCATATTTAACTATGCGGAGAAAATAGATTTTCTCTATAATTCTCCCAAATATGAACGTTATGAAATTTTTGAGAGTTATCAAAGTGACATAGATGATTTGTATAACGAGTTGAAGGAAGCAATTGATGACGAGGAACGTAAGAATATCGAAGCCGAGTTGAATGAATTGAAAAAAGAAATGATTTTAGAAATGAATCAAACTCGTGAACGTAAATAGTTAAACATGGAGAGATTGCTTGGAGGACTACTTTTGTACTCTAAGCAATCATTAAACAACGAAAATATGCATACAAATAAAGGCAAGGGAAAATTGTTACCAATGAGCAAAATTGCACCAAAGCGAAATGATTCATCGGAAATTGATACTGTTGCTTCTGCAAAGCGGTATGGTGATCGCAGAGCATTTGATATTCTAATGGAAGCGCAGTACTATTGGAATCAGATGGAGGACTTTCGAAAAGACCGGGAACGTAATAAACGTTATACTTACGGTTTTCAATGGGACGATATGATTTGTGTTGATGGTAAATCCATGACTGAGGAAGAATATATCAAGAGCCAAGGTAATGTGCCATTGAAAAATAATCTGATCCGCCGACTTGTACGCAGTGTACTTGGAGTGTATCGTAGCCAGAGTAAAGAACCGACCTGTACAGCACGTGATAGAGACGAACAAAAGCTGGGTGAGACAATGAGCACTATATTACAATGCAATATGCAGCTCAACCGAATGCCCGATGTGTATGCTCGAAGTATGGAAGAGTTTCTGATTAGTGGCTTTATTGTTCACCGTAAATCATACGGCTGGCGTAATGGGAAAGAAGATTGCTGGACGGATTATGTACAACCGAACAATTTCTTCATTGATAACAATATGAGGGATTTTAGAGGTTGGGATGTGTCCGTGCTTGGAGAAGTACATGATATATCTTTTGGACAACTGTGTGAACAATTTGCTTCCAGTCCGCAAGAATATCGTGAGCTTCGTGATATTTATAAGTGGGCTGCAAGAAAGGATTATATAGCCACTTACGCAGAGCGATTTGGGTATAGTCGGTTAGAAAATTACGATTTTCTCTTTACCAGTGAGCCGGGAAGATGCAGGGTAATAGAAATATGGCGTAAGGAACAGAAGCCGAGATACCGTTGCCATGATTACCAAAATGGTGACATTTTCAAGATAGATGAGGAAGATTATGCACAAGTAGTACTTGCTGAAAACGAAGAACGTATGCGTATGGCCAAGGAGGTGGGTATGCCTAAAGAAGAAGTACCGTTGATAAAAGCTACTTGGTTTGTAGATGATTACTGGTATTTCTATTATCTATCTCCATTCGGTGATATATTGAGGGAAGGGGAGACACCCTACGAACATGGTAGCCATCCATACGTTTTCAAGGCATATCCTTTCATTGATGGGGAAATACATTCATTTGTTGCAGATGTGATAGACCAGCAACGATACACCAACCGATTGATAACCCTTTATGATTGGATAATGCGGGCCAGTGCAAAAGGTGTGTTAATGATGCCGGAGGATTGTTTACCCGATGGTGTTAGCATTGATGATATAGCGGAAAGTTGGACAGAGTTTAATGGTGTCATTGTGTATAAACCGAGTAAAGGCGGTAGAGCCCCGGAACAAGTGGCCAATAATTCGACTAATATAGGCATTGCCGAGTTGTTGAATATTCAACTTAAATTCTTTGAAGATATTTCGGGAGTTACAGGTGCATTACAAGGAAAACCGGGATATTCTGGTGAAAGCGCATCTCACTATAATCAGCAGACGGAGAATGCAACAAAATCATTACTAGATTTACTTGAGTGTTTTAGTTGCTTTGTTGTGGACGGGGCATACAAAGATGTGAAGAACATGCAGCAGTTTTATGATACGAAACGTGTGTTCAATATTGCTGGTAGGAGTGGTGCACAAATTGAATATGACCCAAAGAAAATTCGGGATGTAGAATTTGACTTAAGCATTACTGAAAGTACTTCAACACCGGCATACAGGCATCTTGCTAATGATATGCTAATGCAGTTGTACCAGTCCCAAGCGATCAGTGTAGAGCAGTTGCTTGAGCATGGAGATTTCCCGTTTGCCGATGAACTGTTACAGAGTATCAAGAGCCAAAAGGAACAACTCGCACAGGGGAGGGTTCCTGATGGGCTTTCACCTCAATTGCTCCAACAAGCGCAACAAAATGCAAATATGGAAGCTGTAAATCAGTTGCATGGGGCAATGCAAGACTAAATTCTAAACGGCGAATAGAAACCCGCTCTATTCGCCGTTTATAAAATTACTTTTTGGATAGTTGGTCACATTCTATCCATGTTTCTTCTGTATCATCGAATAGCACTATACAACCGCAATTATTATCATCTACTGATAATACCGTTCCTAAATTTCCATTGTCATTACACACAACTCGGTCGCCAGCTTTTACTCTTCGGATATTGCCAATAGCTAGAGGATCATTAGTAAGTGTGACAATGCCGTCTATCCCCTGTTTTGCATCATATCTACTTCCCATTACTTTTTCTTTTTTTGAGTGAATCAAGATAAGTGAAATATTCTTTGCGCTTGAGTTTAACAACCAAGTCAGGTAATGCGCCGCTTCCATTTTTATAAGAAGTGCAATAGAAACACTCACGCTCTAAATTATTAACGAATGTTGAACGAGATAAATAACCTTTCTGTTTCAACTTGCGGAAGTTGAATCTATCCATAATGATGAGCTTACCACTCTTTCCATTGGGCATAACGTAATAACGTTCACCTGTTTCCTCATGTGCTTTGTCTGCTTGCGCTACCGCTTCATTTAAACGGATTGATGCGCGTAATTTCTTGAAAATGTTCATTGTTCATTAGTTTATTAAATTAAATGTTTAATTTTATATTGTTGCTGCTGAAACAGCTCTTTTTTTCTTAATTATATACCGTCCTACACGGGGCACAAACTTCGGTATATCCATTTCAAAATAGCAAATGTGCAGACCTATTGCTCGTGTCATTAACAAGTCATCGTGCTTTCCTATAATAGCCCCAAATGCACCGTTTTTCTTTTTCTCATAGCATAAGTATTCGTCCAAACATCTGTCATCTCGTTCTGTGTATAGATTTTCACGGATAACCTTTACGAGTGTTGAGATAATCATCGGCTTTGTGGCTATGTTAGTATGGAAGCCATATTTACGTGGTAGTCCTTCGCGTACATCTTCCTCTGATTGCTTACGTGCATACAGGTTTGGATAAATGTCTTTGATTTGATTCAGGATGAATTGTGATTGGTCACCATCCACTTGCCTTTCTTTGTCGTGTGTTTCGAGAGTGTTACTTTCTATGACGAGCAGGGAATTGTTATAGAACGCTGCAATCTGTGCTGCTTTCCATGCAAGTTGGTCGATGTCACAGTGTCCATACCATTGTGCTACAACAACAGGCTTTCCACCCTCTGACATAAACAGACGATCAAGTACAAGTATTACGGAAAAGTCCGCTTTGTTGGAACGTCCTCCAACATCAACTATTGTTAGATAACGGTCGGTTACGATTTCCTTCTCATCTTCTTCTGGCAATTCCCAAATATGTAACAATCCCTGTCTGTCTTCCACGAAACGGAGATTTTGCAGTGCCTTTTTACCTTCGTCTGCATCGGCATATACCTCGCCAATATATTTGGGTGGTTTGCAGGACTTACGTAGTTTTTCCACCTTATATTTGTCAAAGACTCGCGCACCTGAATGGACGAAAGCTTCGACATCATCAGAAGGAAACTCTGCAGCCATAAGGCCATGCTCGGTATACTTTGCACGTTCTTGTATATACCAATTTATGGCTTCGAGTGTTGCGCCACGTTCCCAAAGCCACCACAAGTATTTTCCGCTTTCCTCACGGTTGGATGATACATTGTCATTCTCTCGGTTGACGTAGAGGTTTGTTGCAAATGCTTCCACATTGTCAATCGGTAATGAATACTGCTCGATGTCGAACCACGACACGAACATTGCTTCAAACTGCGACTTCCCATTCTTTGCATCATCGTACTCCTTTTGAAAGAAATTGCCTGTACCATTGGCGGTACTTTCATAGACAATCATTGTATAGGGGCGGAGTAAGACACCGGAACAGGCAGAACGCACGATGTCTTCCGGTTTCTTGCCGTCAGTAACTTTCCAAAGTCCGACCTCCGAAAGATGTACGAGGTTATAATCACCACCACGACAACTGTCCGGACGTTCAGCTGTACCAATTTTTATTTTGCAGTTTCGTTGAGGTACGCGATGGATACTGCCGGATTTACCAACACCTACTAATTTAGCCTCATTTTCGTTGTAGGTTTCGCCTAACTTGTGAAGCATTTCAACAGGATAACTTTTAATCATCCTGTCAAACATGTCCTTGATTTCATCAGAACCGGCACCTTGATGAGCAATGATGAGTGAGTTTAGACCAACCTTGTGTACAAGTTGCAACCAAGCCATATAAATTTGCGAGGTTGTAGAACCACCCCATTGTCGTGCTTTCAACAACACGAGGCGTATAGGCTTTCCTGCCTTTCGTAACCGTTCTAACCTTTCGACAAATCGGCGTTGTGGGCGTGTGAGACGAAACAGGACATCTTCTCCACCTCCTTTGTTCTTGATGTAAACGTAGAATGCAGCCCAAAAAGGGAAATCGTACCGACAACGCAAACGAACAAACTGTTGAATAACCTTTAAACGATCGACTTCGTAGTCCTCTTCAGGGTATTCATAATCTTCACTATTGTGTTCCTCCTTATTGATTGCTTTGAGTAATGCATCTATAGAACCGTATTGAATGAGGCGTTTAACAAGTGGAATATTCATCATTTCCACAGGAAGATATTGTACCTTAACAGGAAAATCCTTAATGGGTACACGCTCGCGTTCACCTACAGAGCCTTTTCCGCTTATAGGGTCGAATTTGGCGTATACTTCTGCGTTACGTTTTGCGTTTTCCTGTACAATCTTGTTAATAATCTCATTTGCCATAGTGTTTGCTTTTAATGGGTTTATTCATCAAAGCAATTACCAGCCCTGTAATATAACAATACAAATGTATCCATGCATTTGTATTTGGGAAGAAGAATCCTATGGTGAGGTAAAATAACATCCATGCTTGATAGTACCACTTTTGTAGTACCTCAAAGGATATTGAGCCAAACAGGACAAAAATCATTGCCGACAATCCAACAGTAGGCAGCGTCATATTATCAACGAAGTTACCTAATGTGTCAATTGGGATTGTAGCAGCGATAATATATGATAATAATAGTCGCCATATTTTAATGTCATAAATGAAAACGATTGAAAGCAGACACCATGCATTAAGCGTAGCATGCAGAAGGTTGGCATGAAAAAATGGATATAATATACGACCATACAGATCGCAACCAGTATAAACGCCAACGACTTCCCAATCCCATATGCTGAAAAATGATAAGCATACAGTTATTATAGCAATTATAAGAGTCGTAACTTTTTCCATTTTTCTTGTATCCATTGTTTTCTTGCTTTACATACCATAATTTTAGCACTGCCCGGTGTGAGGTAGAATTTTGGAGCAGGTTGCACAATTACTTTAGCACATAGTTCGGAAATAGTCAATTCTGGATGTTCTTCTTGGAGCGTGAGTACTCGACTATAGATTTCTTCATACATCTCTTTCTTTAATGGCCACATGGTATTCAAGTCCGTTTCACCTCTTATCATTGCAGAAATGACCAATGCTGCACGTATGTCGCTGACCCAAAAGCGGCGAGAGGGCATATTGACAATTATTTTGTATACTTCGGGCATGCGGATATAGTCGCATGATGAAATGTATTCATCGTATGCTCTCATTAAATCGTCCATACGTTCCTTTGAGTATTCCATTATAGCGCCTTTATGCTTCATCTTTTCTATTTATCTATGTTCCAAAGTTATAGATTGGAGCGTAAAAAGATAAACGTGGAATCCTTCTTTCCCTTGCTATTTTTGCTGTGTAGATAAAGACCAAAATTTATTTTCTCACATTATACCTAATAATATGGAAGTTAAGAGCAATCGCGAGCGATACACAGAACGATTGAAGGCAAAGTATCCCGATAAAGAGTTTGCCGACGACGAGGCATTATTCGCTCAAATTAACGACGAATACGACGGTTTGGACAAGGAATTGTCTGGCTATAAAGAACGGGAAAAAGCACTTTCCGATCTTTTTGCGAGTAATCCACGTAGTGCGGCATTTCTCACTGATTGGCGTAAAGGAGAAGATCCAATCATCGGCATGATACGCAAATTTGGTGATGATTTTAAAGCTGCACTTGAAGATCCTGAAAAGCAAGAAGCTCTTGCTGCTGCTAACAAAGAGTATGCGGAACGAATAGCCAAAGAAAAGGAGTTTGAAGAGCAGTATCAGCAGAACATTAATGCAACCCTTTCCACTCTTGAACAGATGCAGCAGGAGGAAGGTATTTCTGATGATGAAATAGACCAAGCAATGGAGTTCCTGATTGGAATTATGAAAGACGGACTTCTTGGTAAATTCACTCGTGATAGTATTCAAATGGCTATTAAGGCTATCAAACATGATAGCGATGTAGAAACAGCCAGCCATGAGGGAGAAGTGAAAGGACGTAACAGTAAGATTGAGGAAAAACTACGTAAAGGGAGCAAGAGTGACGGTACTGCTAATCTTGCAGGCAAGAATGGAGGTGGTAGTGCTGGCTCACGACAGATGCCCGATCTAGGTGCAATAGGTCGCTATGACGGATCACAGAATATTTGGGAACGTGGTGGTGAGAAACGTAAGTCTATAAATAACTCAAGATAAACAATTTATTTTATTAACTTTTTAATTTTCAGACAATGAAGAAAGTAATGAATTTCTTTTGCCGCATTACGCTGATGGTATTAGCGTTTGTGACAGGCGCATCAAGCGGAGTGTTCATGGCTAACGCCACGGACTTGCCTGATGCAGGTAAAGTGACAGCAGGTGCTGACGGAACGGGCGGCACTGATGGTATTGCAACTGAAACGGCGGGCAGGGACACCGGCGACCCCAATTTCTATTTGAGCGATGTAGATAAACGCATCGTGAAAATTCGCCCGATGGCAACTCCTATAGACCAAATTAGCCGTTATGCAAAGTCGGATAGTACTAATTCTTTTGAGGTGAAGTACTATAGCGTTGGTACGCGTGAAATAAAGTGCAGCACTAATAAAAAATTGGAAGCAATGACAAGTGGGGCAAGTGCTTCCTTGCCAGTGAGTGATTCGAATATGTTCACATTGGATGATACTATCCGTGTGGTAGGTGTAAGTGCTATTACTAAGCCGGACGGAACAACATATTCAGAAAATGATAGCAATGTTCCAGATCTTGTGCTTTGTGTGTGCGGAAAGGATAGTTCAACCAATTTACCAACAGTCTATGCAGTAAATGGGAAAATGGATGATTCAAGCAAGCAACCCATTCTTTTACCAGAGATTCCGCAAGGAACGACCCTTGTCCGTATGGGAAAGGCTTGTGGTGAATTGGATGTACAGACAGGACGTTTCAACAATATTCCCATGCCGGAAACACAGTACTGTCAGAATTTCATGATACAGGTAGAACAATCCACCTTTGACAAGATTGCTGCCAAAGAAGTGAATTGGAACTTTTCCGATATTGAAGAAGATGGCGTATATGATATGCGCCTTGCCATGGAGAATACCTATTTATTTGGCGTTAAACAGGTTATCAAACATGTTGCCAAGGATGGTATGAATACTTGGTTTACAGGGGGTATTTGGTGGATGGCAGGAAAGGACATCGAGGTTGGTGAATGGAACAGCGAAAAGAACTGTGCCGAGATTACTGATGAAAATCTTGTGGATATCACTAAAGACCTATTTGTTGGGACAGGTATTGGTAATAAGCGTAAGATTCTGTTCTGCGGTTCTGATATGCTTTCGGCATTTTCCAAGATTAAGAGTGAGAAATTCCGTTTGAAAGATACCGTTGATGTTTGGAACTTGAAATTCAAGTCTTGGGATACTGACTTCGGAGAAGTTCTTACCATTCATCACGAACTGTTTGATGTGAATGGCATGAGTGATTGTGGTTTTGCCATGGATCCAGAATACCTTTCTAAGAAAACCCATGTGTCTTGGGCACGTAATGTGCTTGACTTAAAAAAGGCCGGCATCCGTCGCACTGATGCGGTTGTGATTCAAGAAGTAAGTTGCTTATATCTGCGTTATGCGAAAGCACATGCACGTATGAGACTTGCAAAGGCACCTACAACGGTAGAAGATAGTGGTTCAGAAACTGCTTAATTAGGGCATAAATAAATCAAATTATTAATTGGGGGGGATGGGATAGAAGTCCTATCCCCTTTTTAATTCATTCGACAATATGACTATTAAGACTTACATGGCGAACACCAATATTAGTATTAATGTTGTGCTTCCAAGCAAAAAGAATTTGCATATAACGTTTACTCCCTTGTCAAATGGTAGTAGTGTATTTACCACAGATGACGAAGTTTTACAAAAGTCAATAGAGAGACATTATAAATTTGGAAAGTTGTTTAAACTCCATGCTTCACAGGGACAAAGTGCTGAAAAAAAGGCAACAGACAAACAAAAGGTTACTTTTTTAAAGAATCAGAAAGAAACTCCAACAGATGGAAATGTAGATAAACCCGAATTGGATAGCAGTGAGAATGTTGGACCAAACGAAGAGACGAAAGACAACGCCGATACGGGAAGTAATGAAACTATCTGTAAAGTCAAGGTGAGCGATATTGCAACTGCTAAAGATTATCTTGCTGATAAATTTGGTATCAGTCGTACTTCTATGCGTTCTACTAAAGCCATCCTGGAACAAGCAGCAGCCCATGGAATAGAGTTCGAAGGATTGTAATAATAAAGTAATAGCGTATGACGGTATATCATCTTGACGAGATAGCTAAAGATGTTCGCATAGCACTTGACCAAAATACAACGAGTGATGCATTGAGAGAAATTGGCGATGTAGATACGCTTTCATTAAACGACATCATTAAATCAAAAGTTGTCGAAGCTGTAAAACGTATACACAGTTCTGCACCTCCTTACTTGCTCGATGGTGGGCATAATTTCGGGGAAGAGGTGTATTGGAAAAAGGGTGAAAGCGGCTGTGTGTTGTTACCGGAAGATTTTATGCGCTTTGTTGTTTTTCAGATGAGCGATTGGGAACGTGCCGTATTTTATCCCATAAGTGTTGACGATCCTGAATACGAGAAGCAATCCTCCAGATTTAAAGGGATACGTGGTACTACCCAACGTCCTGTTTGCGCTATTTCTATACGACCAGAGGGGAGGGTACTGGAATTCTATTCTTGTAAGAGTGAGGATGCAACAGTCAGTCGTGCTGTTTATCTTCCTTATCCTCAAATAGACAAATATGGCGCGATAGAGATTTGTCAGCGATGTTATGATGCGGTAGTGTATACAATTGCTGCACTAGTATTAACAACATTCGGGGATGTGGAGAAAAGCTCTGCATTGAACGAATTAGCTAAATCAGTATTAATATGAGTTCAATCAAATCAACACAAGTAGACGGTGATGTTTCTGTTAGTCGTAATGCTGCAATAGGTGGTGATGTAACCATTCAGGGTAAAACCCATTTAAAAGGGAACGTAAAAGTAGAGGGGTGGCTTGAGGCTAAGAATATCCAATCTGCGAATAAAGGGTTATTTACTACCATTGAGAAGTTAAAAATAGCACATCCGTTTCCCCATAATGGTTGGTGGGCGCTTGTTGGTACGACTTTACCTGCTCCGATATATGTTGGTGATGGTGGAGAATGGGTACCCACAGGAGAAGAAGGAGGAACCCCTTCCGTTGATGACGGAAAATATAATGAGATTGTCGAAAAATTTCAGAATGATATTACTCAGTTACAAAATGATGTGACTGAAATAGGGGAAAGGAATGAATCGTATGCTGATAGTGTCAATTCCCTGCAAGAACGAATGGATGCTGTAGAAGATACGGTAGATGAGGCAAGCAATAAGGCTGATAATGCGGGTGAGCAGTTAAACGCATTCAAAGCAACAAAAGGAGCCAATGGTGGAATTGCTCCCCTTGACGATGATGGTAAAGTGTCTAGTAAACATTTGCCGGCCTATGTGGATGATGTGTTGGAATTTAACGATATTGTTATTGGTATTACCGCTATCGTTGAATCCATAGATAAAAGTTCCGAAGATGAGGGGTGTAATATAGTCTATGATAAAGAACGCAATTGCTTTATACTTTCCTATTTATCAGTTGTAGAAGAACGTGAGCAGATTACTACATATTATGGAAATTGGAGGGATGCAGAAAATTTTGGAACGTTAAGTGACAATGGGCGCATTCCTTATTCTGGGAAAGTATTTCTTTGTAAAGAGGATGGAAAGAGTTATCGTTGGAGCGGCACACAATTAGCCTCTATAGGTTCAGATCTTGCGCTTGGTCATACAAGTGCAACAGCGTTTCCCGGTGATGAGGGTGCAAGATTGCAAGAGAAAATGGCTCAAGCGACCCAAGATATTACGGATAATGAGAACGCGTTGATAACTCAAAATAAGCAGATAGTAGCACGTGGCATTGTTAATGCAAACAAACTCTTTGGATTGGCGGATAAGAAAGTTACATTTTCTGTTGTACTTGAAAAGTGTGCTACTTCCGAATATGCAGAAGTCCTGCAGATACCGGGTATTATACTGACATTCTTTACTGAAAGTGGATGGCTTTCCAAACAGTGGACAAATACTAGTGACTGGAATGATGAAAGTAATTGGACGGACTTTGGAGCTGACAGTGACATAATAGGCAAAGATGCTGTGTTGTTGGTTGACGAAATTGCACCATTATCAAATGGCTACTATACCCTTGAAACAGCCATTGCCGCCATCGTGTCCTGTCAGCAGGAAACAGGCGTCACTTATGAGAGGACAGGCCTTATCATCACCTATAAAACGGGTGAATACGAAATGGAAACCCGGCAGTTTCAAGGTGCGGTGTCTGATTTTAATGAGGTGGCACTTTGGAAGAACTTTGGCGGTGAAGGTTCGAAAGTGGAACTTGGTGATGCTCCCGAAGAGGGGGGCGATAAAGCCCTCTCAACCGGTGGTGCGTATGATTGCATCCCTGTGGACTTTTCTCTTGACACCGAGACTGAAGGCGTTGTCAAAATCCAAATGGTCAACGCCAAAGGCGAAGGTGTCGGCGAAGAGAAACAGTTTCTTGTCGGTACCGGCGGTGGTGGAGGAGGTGGTGGTACTATTGTGGCCATTGCTTTTGAATCCTCTCCCGTCTACGGGGCATACGGTTCACCTATCAAGGGACGTGCGGCTGTCCGTTCCGTGACCAGCGGCGGTGGCATTGAAACAGAGAATTCCATTGAAACACTTGAGATAGTTGACCGTGACAGCGGTCTGACCGTGTGGACGGAACGTGTCAACAGACCGAGTTCCGGTGATTTGACCGATTACACGTTCGAGCTTGACTTCACTTCGTTCTTCACAGCTGCAGGTTCCCGCAAGTTCAAGCTTGTGGCTACCGATGATTCCGGGAATACCGGAAGCAAGAACATTTCGGTTACTGCCGTTGATATAACCTGTACCTGCGTGCAAGTGTTGCAATACAGCCCGGACACGCCCGTAACTCCGACAACAGGAAGCGTTACCATCCCCCTGTACAAGTTCGCTAACAACCAGTCGGATAAAGGCATTTCCGTCCGGGTGGACATCAAGATTAATGGAGAATGGCATCTTCTTGCTACAACCGCCGTCAATGACAGTTTTACCCATTCCATTACCCTGCATCCGTCAGAACTGGGCTTGTCACATGGCAGCTACCCGCTCCGCATACAGGGAACTGATATAGCCAGCGGTGCAAAAGGCAATACCATCTACACGGCTGTAATGGTGGTGGAAGAGGGGAATGAAACTCCGATAGTGTCGTTACGGTACGATGATACGACCGGCGGTACAGTGCGCCTGTACGACACATTGAAACTCGATGTCGCGGTTTACGTCCCCGGCAAGTTGCAGTCCCATGTCGCCATATTTGCTAATGGTATACAATTCACGCAGCTTCTCGCCCTTAATACTCGTAGTTATTCTGTTTCACAGCAGATAAAAGGGTATGCTGACGGCACGGCGGTAACCTATAATGCTATTGTCAGTGCTGTATCGAGTGACAATATCATTGTTACTGTTGACGGATCGGCCATCGACGCCGAACTGACTTCCGGTACTATCTACGACTTTGATTTTTCGGGACGCTCCAACGATGAAGCAGACCATAGCATCACGTCGAACGGTTATGAGTTGAAACTGGCCGGTGCAAACTTTACCAGCAACGGATTCGGTACCTTCCTCGGCAAGAATTGCCTGCGCATCGCGGAAAATGTAACCGGACAGCTCAACCATTATATGTTCGGCTCTTCGATGTTGGAGGCTACGGGCGGGGCGATACAGTTCACCTTTGCGACCAAGAACGTGAAGGACAAGAACGCAAAACTGATGGAGTGTTACGACGAGAGTTCCGGCGCCGGCTTCTATGTGACCGGCTCAAAGGTGGGCATCTACTGCAAGAACGGCATAAGGTCGCGTGAGGAACGCTCCTACGAGCAGGGCAAGGAGATAACCGCCGCTATTGTCGTAGAGCCTACAAGCATATACATTGAACGTGGCGGCATCAAGTATTCAATGATATGTCTCTACCTTGATGGCGAACGTGTCGCGGCCCTCGGCTATGTGGGTGGCACCGGCAATCTTTTCCAGGATCGCAATATCAAATTCAATGGAGAGAAAGGTGACCTTTACCTCTATAACCTCTGTGCGTGGAACACCTACTTTGAGTGGGCGCAAGCACATAAGAACTACCTTGTCCGGCTTACTGACACGGAAATAATGGTCAAGGAATATGAGTTTGAGAATGTGCTTGTCTCACAGACCGCTGAAGGCACGACGATGTTACGTCCTAGTGCCGCAGAACTTTATGCGCGCGGTATTCCCTATATTGTGGAAGTAGCATCGGATGAAAGCTTCAATGAGTTTGACAACGGTGTTTCGACAAGCGATAACTTCACCGTCGACCTTTATTACTACGACCCCGTTCATCCGTGGCGTTCATTTGTGGCACGTGGCGTACGCAAACGCAGGCAGGGAACCACATCAGCCAAACGTTGCAAGAAAAATCCCCGTTATTATCTCGGCAAGGCGAAGGAGATTGTTCCGTTGTTTCCGGATTACACCAACGCGGACGCACTGCTTTCCTACGCGCTTTTCAAGCAGAAAAAAGTGCGTGTGGGCGAGAATACCATCCCGGTGGATATCATCACCGTCAAGATAGACTTCTCTGATTCCAGCGGTGTGAACGATTGCGGCACTTGCGACATGATGAACTACACCTACCGCTCTCTCGGTGGCGACTACCTGACCCCTGCCCAGCGCTTCTTTGACGGCACATATGACTTGGGTGACATACACATCGAAGGCTTGGAGATGAACCACTCGACCGCCAACCACCCGGTGTGCGTGTTCCGTTCCACGTCGGACACATTGCAGAATGTCTACTTCGAGGCGCGCGGTAACTGGAAAGAGGACAAAGGCGAACAGACCGCCCTTGGGTTCATGAACACTCCCGGTTACAACCTCGGCTGTCTGAACTATCAGGACGCATCGTTTGTCGAGTTCTTCGGCCGCGCAGAGGAAACGCTTGACCAGATAGAGGAACGCTTCAAGGCTACAGACGGACTTGATACGGGTATGCTCTACCTGCTGTCTTTGTATTGCGGACGTGACTACCGCTTCATGCGTTACGTTGACGGCGCATGGAAGGATACGACCGGTTCAATGTATCAGGAAGGTGGCAAATGGCTCATTGAGGGTGATGTGCTGAACCCCGTTGAAGGTTTTGAACTACTCGTGTACCAAGGGATGTGTTGGTGGCGCGGTGTTTCTTCCGTTGAGGATATGATGAAACCCAGCTCAATGAAGTCAAGTTGGGTTCAGAAACTCATCGACAAAGGTGAAATATCTGGCGACACATTCCCGGCGTGGACATACTATTTCGAGTGTATGGTTGACAATGACCAGCTCGCCATCGACTATGCGCTCGGGAAGAAAGTGCCTTACCAGCTCTATGATATGCTGCGCTTCTGCAATACTTGTAACAAGGACAACGATGCCCGGTGGCAGGAGAACTGGCGCAATAATCTGCGTCTGCACGCCAACCCCAAATCAGTGATGAGCTACTACGGCTTTACCGATTACGCCTGCGGCAAAGACCAGCAAGCAAAGAATATGCAGCCCATGTGGTTCTTGGAGAGCGGGGCGAGCGTTACCAAGGGCGTCTATTCACCGAACGCGCTTATCATGTACCTTAACAAGATATATGATGCTGACGGTGTGAACGACAAGGACAATGACGGCGGTTGCGATACCGACCCCGAAGTAGACCCCGGCAAACCCTCGACGGATACGTATACCAACCCGTTTGCAGGGTGGAACAGTATCCTTTGGGTGTGTTGTAGGGAACAGCAGGAGGTGTTGCTTGTCGACGGAAACACCATAGACCTGCGCACGGTCATCGCGGCTATGCGCTCCTGCCAAATAGAAGTGGACGGTCAAATGATGAAACCTTTCTCACCGGATGGTGCTATTTATTTTTATTGTACCAAACGGCAGTTGGTATGGCCGAAAGTGGTCAGTTCTTACGACGGCTACCGGAAGTATATCCAGTACACCGCCACTTCTGATGCTATCTACTTCTACGCTCTGCAAGGGCTTGGATTGACATCACTTCCGGCATTTATCCGTACCCGTTGGCGCATCCGCGACGGTTATTACCAGACCGGAGACTTCTTCAGCGGTGTTCTGTCCGGGCGTATCGCTTGTGGTGCAGATGCGACAATAACCATCATGGCAGCGGCAACCGGTTACTTCGGTGTTGGCAATGACGCATCGGGCAACCTCTCGGAGAGTTGTTACCTCGAAGCCGGACAAAGCTACACATTCACCAACTTTGCCAAAGATGAGGGTGCATTGCTGTACATCTACCAAGCCGACCGGATGAGTAGTATAGACCTCTCCGCATTGACGCTTAGTGACAACTTCGATTTCTCGGTCATGAGCCTTGTGGAAACCCTTGTCACAGGTGGAGAAAACCATGTCGAACGTAGTATGGGTTACAATAAACTGGCGGCATATATGCTCGGAGACTTGCCGTTCCTAACCACACTTGATATCAGGAATACCGGAGCAAAGAGCCTTGATGCTTCCAAGTGTCCCCGTATTGAGCATATCCACACCGAGGGCAGTGTATTGGAAAACCTGACTCTTGCAGAGACTTCTCCGATTAATGACATCTCTCTTCCGGCTACAATGACAAGTATCCGTTTTGTCGGCCTTCCTGAACTGACCTATACCGGCCTTTCCGCTTCGTCCGGCCTGCAAATAGAATCTATGCCGAACGTTCAACGTCTGCGTCTTGAAACGTCGCCTAAACTTGACGCCATCCAGATGCTCCGTGACGTCCTCGCTTCACAGATGGAATCCTGTAAGCTTTCCATGCTCCGTATCTCGAACATGACACTGAAGGCTGACGGCTCCGAGCTTCTTGCCATTCTCGAATATGGAGTTGCCGGTATGGATGAGGACGGCAACAGGCAGGATAAACCGGTAGTCAATGGCACGTATGAGTTGACGGTTATCCGTGAAACGGATGAAATCGAATCCCTTGAATCCGGCATCGACGGCCTTGTCATCCTTACCGTCATCGATGCCTACATCGACCTTATCAACTGGTTCAATAATGAGTCTTATGGCGGAGAACCGTACTACGATAACGTAACGCTGGACAACATCAATGAAGTCCTTGAATATTATAACGGCGAAACTTACAAAGAATATCTCGAACGCTTCGCTGAAGACAATATGGATATTAATGATTTAATTAACAAGTAACTATGACGAATGAACAAAGCGCAACGCTGCTTCGCTTGAATAAACAGGCACAAGTAGCAGCACTGAACGCCGTTGGATTCTCGGATATCACCGAGAATTCCCGCGCATCTGAATTTGGACAACGTATCAAGTGGGCTGCC